AGTGCTGCGATTACAGCTATCAAACCCGAAGGAACTGTGTCACAGCTTACGGGCACTGCAAGCGGTATTCATCCTCAACATAGTCGGTACTACATTCGTCGCGTTCGATCTGATAATAAAGATCCTCTCACTGCCTTCCTGAAGTCTCAAGGTTTTCCCGCTGAAGCTGACTTCTATAAGCCCGACAGCACGACAGTATTTAGTTTCCCGATGACTGTTGCTGAAGGTGCTGTGTTGCGTGAGGACTTGGATGCTATCAAGCATCTTCGTCTATGGTTGCTGTATCAGAAGCACTACTGTGAGCATAAGCCTTCTGTGACTATCTCAGTCAAGGAAGAGGAATGGCCGAAGGTTGGTGCATGGGTGTGGGATAACTTTGATCAGATCACTGGCGTATCATTCCTTCCGATGGACGGCGGTACTTACGTCCAAGCCCCTTATTCCGATATTACCAAAGAAGAATATGAGGAACTATCTGCCAAAATGCCAGAAGGAATTGATTGGGACGCATTTGTAGAAAAGACCGACAACGTAGAGGGCGTCCAGACGCTCGCGTGCGTTGCCGGACAGTGTGCTATTTGAGTTAGCGTGTCCTAGGTGCGGTAAGATTCGTTTGTTTTCTAGTCCTGTGTCCAAAAAACGAGCAGAGGAAAAAGGAAGCAAGTGCGCGTCTTGCCGCACCGCAGATAATAACCGTCTGCGTAAGGGCACAAAGCAGAAAGAAAGTAACCCGGCTTGGAAAGGCTGCGGCGGTGTTCCGGGAAAGGTTATAAGCAGGCTTCGTAATGGAGCTACTAAGCGTGCTCTTTGTTTTGAAATAACTATAGAAGATATTTCCGATCAGTATAATAAGCAACATCAAAAATGTGCCTTATCTGGTCTTCCTTTATTATGGGGCGTAGATGCTTCAGTAGATCGCATAGATTCTTCTATAGGATACACTAAAGACAACATACAGATAGTGCATAAGACAATTAACATGATGAAAAGGGACATAGTTCAGGAGGAATTTATCATGTTCTGTAAAAGAATAGCAGAGGAACAATTATGAATTTTCTGACACGGTTTAGACTTGGTATCGGCTTTGATATTGAGCATAACGAGATCAACAGATATTGTTTGACTGACGAAGAAGGCAAATCTGAAGATATTGTCTGCTTCGTTGGTCTTATGATTAGGTTGCCATTCATTGAAATCCTGATTGGAGATTTCTTCGAGGAATAAAAAAAGCCCCTGCAAGGTTCCATTAAAGGTTCCTTGACAGGGGCTTAATTATTTCAACAGCAGGCTTTCTGCCTGTCTCCTTCTAGTCAATCCTTTGAGCACTCTACCGGCTGCTTTGTCCCACTTAAGGCACTCCAGCGCAGCCTCTTCCCAGTTTTTCTCGTTGATCCTCTTCTTGAAGGTACTGACACGAAGATTACCCAGACCACAGTTGTATGCCCATGAGAGCACAGCAGCCTGTCGTCTAGGTGGTTCATCCTTTAGGCCAGGACAGAGCTTAAGAACACCCACATAGAAGTACTCTAAATGCTCGTCTAAGGCTCTTTCGCACTGCTCCATAGTCCAGATTGTGTCCGGATTGATGTCAGGGCCTGTAGAGCCGTATCCGATGGTCCAGGGATGTCCTCCTGTGCCCGGATCAGGATACGCTTTGACCATTCCGTTAGGAAGAACTTTAGCGCATCCTTCAAAGGGCTTTACCAGAACATTCTTACATAGTTCAATTGCGGGATTCACGTTTTTCCAGGGACCTACCCAAAAACCAAAATGTCAGGATCATCATCAGCATACTGAAGTCATCAGTGGTCCAGATTTCTTGCATGATTTGAATAGCAGGAAGACCACTATTGACAGCGTACATGATTGTGACGATCTTTACAGCCGTATACAGACCAAACAACAGCCACGTAATGCCAGGACGAACTAAGGCAGAGATAGAAGCAACCCATTTGTATGCGTTCTTGTCTGCCTCGGCTTGCTGCTTGAATGCTTCTCCGATGGCGTCGATGTTGGCTTTGCTGAAGTCAACATACTTCTCTTCCATGCGGTACTCACCACGCATCTTCTCAAGATCCGTTTGGAGAGAAAACATCTTTAGCTCATGTCCACGCTCATCTTTACGGTCTAGCCATTTCAGTACCTCCGGGGCCAGCCGGAACAGGCCACCGAAGATACTGCCTAGAAGACCACCTCCTAGCATTTCAAACATTTATCGCTCTCCTATCAGACCACGCCTGCGAAGTTCTTCTAAGGCTTGTCCTGGATTGATTACTTCTTCTAGAACAGGCTCCTGAGGTTGTGCTGAAAGGTCTATTACAGGAGCCGTATCCATTCGCGGCCCTGCCCTTACAGCCTGTACAGCTGTCGCTTTTCCAATACTTTGAAGCAAATCAGACGCATTGCCAATCTTACCACGGCGTTGAGCTTCTGCCATTTTACGAACAGTATCCTGATCGAAGATAACAGCCGCCGCCGCCTTAGGATCACGAAGAATAACATCAGCTACAGAGCTTAATTCTCGTAAAATCAAGCCCTGCTGTGCAGTGCCTCCGATACCGCGAGTGGTGCCATAAACATTTCCTCCAATACTTCCGTCTGCTTCTCTGGCAGTTTTAGCAGTCTTTTGTAACCACTGAATTGCAAGAACGGCATCTGCTCTTGTAGTCGGATCAGGGAAGAGATAATTAAAATCACCTTGCTTGTTATTAAGTTCTTTTAACAGAACTTTAGTATCAATATTTGGTGATCCCGCAGGAGCAGCCGCAGCAGCACTTCTTGCCTTATCAATAATCGTTTCAAACTGTAAACGACGAACAGTATCAAAGATTTCACTTGCGTCTGGATGATTCCTTAAAACATCAGCAAGTAAAAGCCGTTCAGAAGGCTTTGCGTTGGCTAGTTTAGCAATAACATCCTCAGGGGTCAGTGCTGAAGCCGTAGGAACATCAAAATAACGAACTAAAGGATAGTTTGAGTATTCCTCAATCCTGTTAAGATTATTCTTAAAGTTGTCCCGCGCTGCTTTCAGTTTATCTGCTCCGGGAACTCCCTGAGCAATTGCTTGATCCAAAGATTCCCTAAAACCTCTCAGAATGCTGAGTGCCGCGCCTTTAACCTGTCCAGGTGCAACGCCTTCAAAGATGTTTCCTTTACCAAAATCTGCTTTTCCAGAGTATACTGCTTCACCCCATGCAGACAGGTTCTTTTGAAGCCTGTCAATGCTGATTTCTTGAACACCGGCAGGAGTGGCAGGAGTAATATTAACAGTGGCGGGTTGCCCTGTCGGGCCTAAGACTGTAGATGGCGTTACAGTTGCAGGTTTGGCAGGAATTAAATACTCATCTTTGATACGACCAATTGCAGTCTTAATTGCTTCAAACCCCGGAGTTTCAGGAGGAATACGAGCAGCCCAATCATCAATAGCTGTTAAAACAGGTGTCGTATCCACCGTTCCTTTAGCAGACCGAGCCGCAGCAAAGTCTCTTGAGGAATCTGTTTTTAACTTAGAGGAAAGAGCTTTTCCATAGTTGTTAAAAGCCGTAATTGCGGAAGTTGCTGCAATGTCAGGACTAACAGCTTGTGAAGATGCTCGATTAAAGACAGCCGTTAAAAACTTGTTAACATCTTCTGTCTGTGCAATACGGAAGATATTTCCAGCCTCTCCAATTCTTGTTGAAGCCTCTGTTCGAGCCTCAGCGGCTAACTGAGGACGGTATCCAGTTGCTTCTCCAGGAGTCATTCGACCAACTCGCAGAAGTTCGTCAATATTACTTGGAACCTGTCCTTCTGGCCTATTCACAAATGAACGAGCACTTGTCAAAGAGCTTTTTAAGGCATACGGAGTAGACTGCAGTGCAAACTGGGCTAAAGGACTATCGGGCGCCAAAGCAGGCGCAAGTACACCTGTTGTTCCAGCAACAGCCGCTTCTTTTGCCAATCCAATAGGACTAGGCTTAAATAAGCCAGGAAGACCTAGCGCACTTAAGACTGTAGCAGGCGCAGCAGCTTCGCCAAACTCTCCGGCTCCACGATATCCTTTGATCTGTTGAACATCAACACCGGTAAGTGCTTTGATTGCACGATTGATACCGGCAGAAGAAAAAGCACTTGGATCTTTACTTTCTTTCAGGTAATCGTATAGATTTCCCCATCCGCCAGCAATATTAACAAGCCCTCGTGCTGATCCTTTGAGTAAACTTTCACCAAACTTAGTAAACTCTGAAAGCGTGTCTGCTTTATCTTCAAAAATAGATTCTGTAGATACAGTAATGCCACGCTTCTTAAGTTCTTCTAGTGCTTCTTCTTTAGACGCCATTATTAATTCCTTCCAGGCACATATTGCCCGTTAACAACTCTTCCGCCAGCTAAACGAGCCAGTTCATCAACGGACATACTAGAAAGACTTCCTCCACCACTAGGAAGAGGAATTTTTGGTTTGAATCCCTTTAATGAACGGTTTTCTCGTGCATAGTCTTCCAGACGGGTGGCTTCATCAGCAATATCAGTAAATTTCTTTCGCATAAATTCAATGAGTTGCCGACGAGCAAGGGGACTGTTTTCAAGTTGTGGAACAAGCCCTTGAATAAACTTTCGATCTTCGTTTGAGAAACCCGCGCCAAGTTTTCCGCCAAGAGTACCAAGAACAACATCTCCAGAAATCTTAACATAGTTTTCTGAACGAGAAAGTTTATCTTTATCTCCTGGGCCAAGAAGTCCAAGAGTGTCAAGAAGATTTGTAGCACCAACGCGACCAGTTGCAAAAGAACCAGAAATAAGTCCTTCATTAGAAAGACGACTCATGGCCTCTAGTGACCTGAGAGAAGACAGTGCTCCTTCTCGTTGTGCACGAGCATCTAATACAGTTTTTGCATCCAGTTTACTAATTTCTTGTTCAAACGCTGTTTGACCTTTAGTATCAATAGAAACACTAACAGGAGGAGGACGCTTTTCTCTTGCTTCGTCCAATAAAGCTCTATTAATTTGTTTTACTTGATCTTGAGAATAATCGCCAAATCTAGTCTTTTCCCCAAATCCAAGTTCCACGGCCTTTGCTACGAAGTCTGCAGGGGGTTTAGCTGCTTTATCTTCTTTAGTAATATTATCCAGTACAGAATAATTTCCGCTACTAGCATAAGCCTGTAAACTATCCGGAGTAAACTTATCAGCATTAGCCTTGATAAATAACGTCCTAGGATCTTGTTCACGGAGCTTAGCAACTGTTTCTGCTTGAGTCTTAGCTAAAGTAGCCTGCTGCTGCATCATCTGACGCGCTTGTGCAGCGGCTTGCTGTGAAACCTGAGAATTTATAGAACTAGCAGCGTTAGCGAACTGCATCATTCCTTCAGCAGTATTCGTATCAAACTGTCCTGCCAATTGACGCAACTGCGAAGCCTGCTCAAGCATCGGATCACGAGCACCTAATGCACGACCAATACCAGTGATGCCTTGGTAGATGCCAGCAGCCATCCGAGACTGAGGATTCATATTGGCAAACTGCATTGCTCGTTGACGATCAACCTCTGACTGAGCCTGTTCAGGACTAAGACCTTGGTTAAGGAGGTTCAGGTAAGGATTACCCATCATTCCATCAGCCATTATTAACCTCCAAAGAGTTTGCCGATTAACTTAGCAACCGGATCAGCAAGCACACTTCCAACATTCTGAATACCGCCGATAGCGGCAGCATTTCGCTGTGCATCCGTCAAGGCAGAAGCGGACTGACTAGCAAGCAATGCCTTAGCTGCTTCGACGTTACCGGCACCTAGCTGAGCACCAGTCATTAACGGCTGCATACCTGCTTGTTCAACACCCGTAGCTTGACCAAAGCCAGAACTAAACGGAGCCAGTGCCCGTTGCTGTGCTTCATAGCCACCACCCTGGAGATTCAATGCACCACCAAGCAAGCCCTGACCGAAGGTAGCCTGCTGTTGACCAGCTTGTTGAGCCTGTGCAGCTAACTGAGCATTACGCTGTTGCTGTGCGTTGTAGAAGGCTTCCATGGCCGGATTAGCAGCCCGAAGACCGGGAGCACCCATCGGAGTTTCACCGGTAGCGCCCATAGCAAGACCGCCAGTGCCCTTACGGAATTGCGAAGTCTGCAACTGAGCCAACGCACGTTCATCCAAAGGAGCAAACAGTTCCTGCTGTCGAGCCATGTACTGCTGTGCAGCCTGCTGAGGAGTCTGAGCAATATACTGCTGTCCTAAACCAAACAAGCCCTGAGCAGCTTGATTGACTTGGCCTTGCATGGCTTGCTGCTGTTGTGCTTGTTGCAGCGCACCGCCAGAGATGCCCATAAGGGCCTCACGCATGGCTGCAACATCAGGAGCAACTTGGTAGCCTGCACCAATTAGACGACCATCAGGACCGTATTGAAAGCCTGAGCGACCAAAGCGAGTGGTTACGCCAACGGGACGGAACTGTGACTGCTGTGCCGCCAACTGTCCAGCCTGCTGTTGTGCAGATGAAAGCTGATTCAGGCCATAAATATTACCAGCAGTACTGATAAGACCGCCTAGAAGACCGGTATAATCAATCGTGTCAGCC